AGAAAATGAATCAATAAATGCTCTAAAATGCATATAATTTTTACCTGAATTTGAGGTTTGGTTATTTAATATAGCGATGGAGAATTGAATCATATCATCTAATTCTTCTCCAGAACCATATTGATTAGTAAGAGATTGATAAATTGGGTAAGAATTTATTGTATCTATAGAAGCAAGAGAGGTAGTTGGGTTTGATCTATCTCTAGTTCTACTTCCTGGATTTCCAAGATTAAATTTCTTTTCTATATTGTTATCTTTATATCCTGGGGTTGAAGTAAGGTAAGGGTTGCTTTCTGTTGATCCTGGGAGAGAGACTCTAAAATCTTCTAAAGTTTCACTTTGTAAATTTTTAGTAGTATTTTGGAATTGGGAATAATCCCAAGTTGAAAATGGGGATTCTGTAAGTAGTAATGATATTGATTCTTTCCTGGCAACCTTTCGAAGATTAAGGAGAGGATTAAGTATTTTTAATGCATTATTTGTTGTTGGGTTTAAGAGGGTTCTTAAAGTATTTCCATTATTATCCGTAGCATATTCAATTTTAGTTTTCCCAAAACCAACAACAGAACGAGCACCTCCACCATATGATAATAAAGTACCTACTTCAGGATTAAGATTATATCCTTTAACCCCAGCAAGATCTGAATTTAGATTCCTTGATAAACTAAGTAATCTATTCTTCTGAAAATCGTCGTCATTCTTTAGTTGATTATCTCTAATAGCATCTTGGTATGTAGTAATACTCAAACCTTTAATCAGACCGGTTGGATCTAACCCTTGTTTATTTAAATGAGTACCTGTAAATCCTACAAGAGATTGTCCTAGAGTTGATAAAGGTGTGTAAACACCCCCATTAATTATACCAGAGGCTTCTGTTTTTGGTCCTGTACGAGATAATATATTTTGTTTAGCTGTAAATAATATACCACTTGGGTTTTGTATGTCTACAAAATATTTTGCTAATCGAGATGTATCTTCTGCAGCTGAAGTAGGGGCTAATATTCCTCCTCGTATTATAAAATCATTATATAAGGATGGGTTTTTTGAGTCTTCATCTATGTCTTTTTTAACATAGGGTTGGTTACTGCTCCCTCCATTTGGTCTATCATTACCAAATTTGAGTGATTTCAGTTGAGTATCCCCATTCTGTAGTTTTTTAAAAAGACCCATTTAATTTTAAAATTATTGTGGTAAGTTGTTTAAGTAAGGTAAACCTTGTCCACCTGGTGTTGATGTTGGTGTTCCACCGTTCAAATCCAATTGTGATGGGAGTGGTAAAGGATTAGTGATACCATCCTCATACGCGTTGTATTGAGTTGATACTGTGTTAGATTGTGCACCATTCAATGAATACCCCGGAGCATTTCCATCAGCGTGTAATTTTGATTGCTGTGTTGATAATTGATTTGTAGGAGGAGTATTTCCATTGTGTGAAGTAAGAGATGATCCTGCAGTTGTTAATTTGTCTAAAAGTCCCATGTTTGTTTTTTATTATAAATATTAAATATTATGAAATTCGATAGCTATTTTTTCTACTTTCGTCTCCTACAGTATTAGGTTGTGCTCCTGTTGTTGCTTCAATTACTTTTTTTCCATCAATTGATACGTGGATTGGTCTATTAGCAATAGAAGCGACCATATTTTTAAGTTCGCGGATATCGGAAGAGTTATTTCCACCTCCACTACCACCTCCTAGATTAGTTCCTGCAATGATACTATCTTTTTTATTTAACTGGATTGAACCTTCAGGTCCTGATACAACCATACCCCCTGTTGGGCTGATTACACCATCATTCATTAATGAATATGCTGCTATTCCTCCCATAACTGCTGCTAAACCTCCTAAAATTAAAGGGGTTGCTAATCCTAAAGTAGATGCTTCTGCTCCTGTTACTTTTAAAGCAGTAACTACACCCTCAGCAACGGCTTGTTGTTGAGCTGCTGATTTTAGTTTTTTAGATAAAGCTACTTGCGCTATCATAGAACCAACAGATGTAGCTAATCCAAATACCATCCTTCCAGCAATTATTCCTGCTACAATAGAAATGGTGGTTTTTATACTTTCAAATAATCCTTTTAATCTATCTGCTCCTTTTTCAGAATCTCCAATCCAAGCTGCAAAATCAGCAGCAGGACCTTCAACTATAGAAGATAACATGCTTTTTAATGTTTCTATAGATTCATTAAATGTTTCTTGAGCAGATACATTTTTTAAAGCAGCTTCAGCATCATCTTGATTTTTTGCAGATGAAAGCAATGCATTAGCTTCATCAATTTTACCTTCAGCTCTTAAGGCTTCTGCTTTTTCTTCTAATTGTTTTCTAGTTTCTCCACCTAATTTAGCTAAGTTTTCTTGAGTTACAAGTGAATTAGCTAAATCATCAGCAGACATACCAACAGCTTTAGCTAATGCTTCTTGCTGAATAACATTCATACTGGTAAAATCAGCAGCAGATCCTACTTGTCTTAGCATTTCTTCAGCAGCACCAGCAGCATCCCCATTTAATGCTAATCCTCTAGCACGTTCTAAATTAAGGGCTTTACCTGTTAATAGTTCTGCACTTAATTCATCTTCAATAGAAGATTCAAAATTAAGTAAGCTTTTTGAAGCAGCCGCAGCTTGTTCTAAAGATAAACCTAATTTTTGGGTTTGGATTACTGCTTTAGCTATTAGTGCCGGGTTATTAGCATATTGTAATCTTAATTGACCCGATACTTTAGCTACCTCTCCAATAATTTTTTTATTATCTAATTGAATTCCTGTTTGTTTAGATAAAGCTACGGTTTGTTTAATAACAGAACTTGTTACTTTCTCAGCACTCATCCCATTAGACATCGCTAATTGTTGAATTCCCGCAGCTTCATCTGCTTGGAATTTCATTTCTTTAGTTAGCATAACTTGGTCTTCAACTTGCTTGTCAGTAAAACCACGAGTTACTCCAAAGGCATCTGCTAACTCTAATTGAGCTCCAACTAAGTTCTTTGTACTATTAAATATGCTTCTCCCAGAATTTTGAATTTCTATAAATCTATTTCGAGTAGCTTCAGCCTCCTCTTTAGAAGAAGCCATTGATTTTGATAAATTTGTAATCTCAGTATCCGCCTTAAATCCTAAATCTAGGAACATTTTAAAGCCTTTTACTAATAAACCTATAGAAACTAAAGGATCAGATAAACTAGAAAGTAAACTACCACCCATACTTTTAGCAGCAGCCCCCATCGCTTGGAAGGAATTACCTCCCTCTTTAGCTTTTGTTTTAGCAGCTTCTAAAGCTTCATTTGTTTTAAGTAATGGTCCTACTATCGGAATTTTACTCATCCCTTCAAGTAAAACTCCAGTTACACCTACTTTTTTATTTACCTTATCTCGAAGTTTATCTTCTTCTTGGATTTGTTTAACTAATTTTTCTTCAACTCGGAAGTTTTCTTTTAGACTTGAGAGTAAAGTAAATTGTTGTTCAGTTAAATTTTTTCTAAATTTTAAGTTTGTATGATTTATATCAACAATTCCTTTTTCTTGGGCAAGTCTTTCAGCAGAATTTTTTAAATCTCTTAAACTAGCTTCTGATTTAGATTTAAGTGCTTTAACTTGTTTATCTCCTAACTTAGAAATATCTTCTTCGTTATTTTGGAATTGTTTTGCTATATTTAAAAGACTAGTATATTCTTTTTTAGCATCAGAAATTTTATTTATTTTAATAAAAAGTTCATCACTAATAGATTTAATAGTATCTCTTAAATTAGAAAAACTATCATCCATTTCATCAACAGTGTCTTTTGGATCTTTAGCCATTTAATATATTTTGTTATAAATATTAAAGATTAACATTTTTAACTATATTTGATTGGATTTTTAGCATTAACTGCTTTTTGTAATAATTCAGGGGTTTTAATAGTACCGTCTGAATTAATTACTGTTTTTTTCCCACCTGTGGAATTTCCATTATTTTCAATAGCTTCTTTTTCTTCCTCATAATGATTTTTAATTTCATTAAAAGTCCAACGGCGGATCCATATCGGCATATTGTAAACAGTATGCCAATCGTAGCCTCCTTTACCGTAGAATACTATTTGGTGGATTTGATTAAATAGGGATGCTCTAGCAGGAGCAATATTATCAGATGTCAGGCCAAAAAAAGCTAACCCCAATTGGGATACTGACTCTATTGCTCCCTTCACTGGGAAAAAATGTTAAGTCAACATCTGGTTGAATTTCTTTAATATATTCTCTTAATGATCTTGCGTCTTTAGCTAACAATGCTGTATCTACAAATTCTCTAACATCCTTTCTGTCTCTTAACCCTTCAACTGAAGTAATCATGTATTTTAAACGAGTGGACATTTCAGGAGAAGCATCTTTATTGATTTTTTTAAGACCTTCTAACTCACGATTAATATCTTGTTCATCTTTATGACTTAAAATCTTAAATGTAATTTCATTTTTAGAATGTGGAAGTGTAAATGAAAATTCGTTTAAGTGGTTTTGAAATAATGTTTCATCTAATACTTTATTTTCAATTGAAGATAAATCTATTGTTTGAGTTTCACCCCCATATTCAAAAGTATATTCTGATCCATATCCCAATACACGAGCTGCAACCATAATTGCATTTTTATCCCCAATCAATAAATCATCAAAATTGATTTTAGTTACAATTAATGATTTCATTAATTTGTCTAATACTGTACCGTTTTTGATATAAGATTGATTTGTTAAAATATCTTCTTCTCTAGCAGTCATGTATTTCATCTCAATTTCGCCTTTTGCTAGTTCAGAGTCTTCAGGGTAAAGTAAACCTTTAGAGGGTAATTCAACGATTTCCGTTGGTAATTTAAATTTTGATTCTTCCATAATTTTTATTTGTTATAACTTAATTGTCTTATATACATATATTAAAGGGTAGTAATATTATCAGGATTTATATTATAGGATACAACTCCTTGTATTTTTAATATTTCTTTGCGAATTTCTTCCATTTTACTTTTATCGAATCCACCTTTTGTAATCCAAGGATGGCCATCTACTTTGATAGTTAAAACGGTTTGAAATCTTTCTGTATTTTGTTCGTTGTAAGGCATTGGTTCTTTAGCTGATGCTACAGTAACTCCTGGGAGGGAACGAATGTCAGAGAATATTTCTTTTTGGGGTCTTGCTTTAATATTGGTAACAATCATCCCTACCATTTTATATTTATCTTGGTATTCTTCATTGAGTTTTTTATTTAACTCTTCTTTTACCAACGTGCGTAAATTATTTAATTTCATATGTTCGTATATGCTATAAATATTATATAGCTTAATTTAATTAACGTGTTTATGTTCCAACATATAATAGAAAAATAAAAGCTCCAAATTTCTTTGGAGCTCTTACATATTTTTTTTATCTTATTCTTAGTAGTTCAAGATACAGTAATCTGGTTGTACAGTAACTTGGATGTTTACTGGTGTTCCATCATCATCCCAGCTATAATCTCCAAAGTTAGCTTCTGTAATAACAGCTCCTTTAATGATCCATTCTGAAACGATATCACCTACAGGTCCTATTACGTTGAATGTGATGTCTTTTTTATAGAAATCAGAATATCCATCTCTACCTGTTACGGATTCGTGACCTAAACGTACCCATTCCATTACTGCTTGAGCTCCACTTGGTGTGATTGACTCATACATTGTGAATTGAATAGTACCCCAAGTTGTTTTTCCTTTCACATAACGTTGAATGTTAATATGGTTAAGAGCAACAGCGGTTTGAGATAATGTTACAGCACCTACTCCTTTTACTAAGTATGAAGGAACTCCATCCATATAAAGGATGAAACGGTTACTTTGTTTTGGTTCAAATGCCGTGTAGAATATTTCGTTTGGATTTAAAATTGCCATTTTTTATTTTTTTATTTCTTTTATTATAAATATTAAATATTTCTACTTTTTATCCAGGAAATTCAGCTCCTGTTGGTTGTAAGATAAAATCTAGAGATATGAATTCAGCTGTGCGCGTAGGTTGGATATAAATTTGACCTATTAATTGATTTCTATCTATTACATCCGGTCCATTATTGGAATCATCCATAACAACTTTATAAGCATATAATCCTTGTTTTTGTTGGATTCCTTCTAAGAATGGAGTAACTCTAGCTATAAATGAATTTCTTGTTGCAATTGTATTTTGTTCAAATACTACTGTATCAGCAATTTGACGGATATAGCTTTTCAATTCAATCATTAAACGACGTACATTTACTCTATCAAGTGCAGAAGCTGATTTTTGTAATGTTTTTTGTCCGAATATTACAACACCTTGTTTAGGTAGTGTGGCAATTGGGTTGATATTATTGCTATACAACTCGTCTCTATTACCTTGCGATAATTTTTGTTCAGCTTGAAGTACTGTGCCTAACCCACCGCGATTAATACCTGCTGGTGCAAACCATGGAGCTGCTACTTTATCATTATTAGCGTATACACCTGGTATTACAGTTGAAGATGGTGTCCAAATATGTTTTCCAGTGGAAGGATCGATAATACGAACCCAAGGCCAATATGTTGCAGCATATGAAGAATCTCTAGTTTGAGCTTGTGTTACTGCTTCACCTAATGTACTTCCAAAAATACCTAAATCCATTACATATAAACTATCTCCTCTTGAGATTGTGTTTGAAAGGATACTTGTTACTTGAGATGTGTGAGTATCATTTAATAATCCAGGAGCAAACATTACATTAAATTGGTATTGTTCTGCATTTGATAATAATGCAATCATGTTATTATAATCACTACCTGCTAAACCTTGTGTGTTTGTTGAAATAGCATCATATAAATTAATTGTACTGTTTACAGTTCCAGATCCAGATTCAAATGATCCACTTCCATTAATTGGGATTGATGAAGTATAAGCACTTACTGCTATTCCATTTGCATCAAAATAATTTGGTGTTGAGTAATCTACTGATTTTACTCTAATATATTTAGAATTGATTGGGAAATTTCCAGTCAAATCTATTTGATTATTTATTGAATCGTATGCTAATGTTT